CGGGTCAAACGCAGTTACAACAGTCAAAATATTAAATGACAATGTAACTATGGAAAAGCTAGGTAGTGGTGCATTACCTACAGATATAACAGTTAGTACTGATAACATTGTTAACGGAACAATACAAACAGCTGACATAGGTGGCGATCAAATAACAAATGCACTTATAGCTGATGACCAAATAGATTCAGAACATTATGTAGACGGGTCTATTGATACACAACATTTAGCACCAGATGCAATAGATGGTACTAGAATAGCAGATGAATCAATTAACTCTGAGCACTACGTAGACGGATCTATAGACAGAGAGCACTTAGCAGCTGACATTGTAGACGGTACAAAAATAGCTGACGACAGTGTTGACTCTGAACATATAGCTGCTGGAGCTTTAGATAATGAGCACTATGGTGCTGGATCTATAACATCTGATAAATTAACTACGGCTACAGTTGTTACAGCTAGTGAGCAAGCAACAGCTACAGCAAACGATACATCTTTCTTTACATCTGCTGCTGCCGAAGCTGCATTTCTTAGACAAGACTCTAGTGAAACTATAGCTAGTGGAGATACATGGTCTGGTGTTGACTCAAAAGTAGCTACAACAAAAGCTATAGACTTACGTATTATCGACCTTGTTGATGACGTAGGTGGTTTTGTACCAATAGCAGATGAGTTAAGTTTTCCTAATGAGAACCCTGACATAAATGATCCTGATAGTGGTGGAACTATTGTAAGTATCAGAAGTATGGATACTAGCAGAACCCCAATAAATGGTACAGTAACTATCACTAATGGTACTGTAGGTAACTCTACGGTTACAATTTCAAACTGTGGAACTACAGTTTTAGCAGCTGGATTTGGAGTATTAGTTGAAACTACGTCAGTATTAAATACATATCATTTTCATAGATTAGTACCAAAAGCAACTGAGGTATCTACTGTAGCTGCAAATGTTACAGCGATTGCTGCTGCTGGTAATAATGTTACAGATATAAATAACTTTGCTGACCTTTATCAGATTAGCCAAAATGCACCTACAGCAAGAGCTGATAGCTCAAGCTTACAAGTCGGTGACTTATGGTTTGATAGCTCATCTAACAAAGTTATGATGGTCTATGATGCTAGTTCTGGTGACGGTTTTACTGCTGTTACACCTAACGCATCTGACCTTGCTAACATTAATATTGTTGCTGGACAACTAGTATTTCAAGAAGATTTAGGTTTAATTACAGATGCTGTCAGCACAGGTACAGGTAATCAAACATTAAATACAGTAGCTGGCATAGCTAGTAATGTAACTACAGTTGCTGGTATAAGCAGTGATGTAACTGCTGTAGCCGCTGACGCTACCGATATAGGAGCTGTTGCAGGCAAGGTTACTGAAATAGGTAGATTAGGTACTGCTGATGCTGTCGCAGACATGGCAATACTTGGAACTACAGACGTTGTAGCTGACTTAAATACTTTAGCTACTTCAGCTATCGTGTCTGATCTAGATACACTGGCTGACATATCTACTAATATAACAACTGTTGCTGGTATTTCATCTGATGTTACAGCCGTGGCTAATGATGCCACTGATATAGGAGCTGTAGCTGGTAAAGCAACAGAGATAGGTAGACTAGGAACTGCTGATGCTGTTGCAGATATGGCTATTCTCGGTACTACTGATGTCGTCGCAGACATGGCTATATTAGCCACAACAGATGTAGTAGCTGATATGAACACCCTAGCTACTGCTGATATAGTAGCAGACATGAATTTGTTAGGTACTGCCGATGTCGTTGCTGACATGGCTTTACTAGCTACAACTGACGTAATAGCAGACATGGCTTTGCTAGCTACAACCGATGTCATAGCAGATATGGCCTTACTAGGTACTTCTGATGTTGTAGCAGATATGGCGTTACTAGCTGTTACTGATGTTATCAATGACATGAATACACTAGCTACTTCAGCTAATGTTACAGCTATGTCTACTTGTGCTACAAATATTACTGATATAAATACATTTGCTAATCGTTATCGTATTGATAGTTCTGAACCAAGCACAAGCCTTGATGTCGGAGACTTATACTTTGATACGTCTCAAAACGAGTTAAGAGTTTACAATGGTTCTGCATGGCAAGGTGGTGTAACAGCTACAGGTAATTTATTACTAAAATCTGGTGGCCAGATGACAGGTAATATAACTTTTTCTGGTAGCCAAACAGTAGACGGTAGGGACTTATCAGCAGATGGTACAAAACTAGACGGTATAGAAACAGGCGCAACCGCAGATCAAACTGCTGAAGAGATACAAGATATCGTAGGTGCTATGCTCTCAGGTAATACTGAAACTGGTATTACAGTAACATATCAAGACGCTGATGGTACAATAGATTTTGTTGTAGCATCACAGACTGATGAGAACTTTACAACAGCAGATCATGCTAAGTTAGATGGTATTGAAGCGTCAGCTACAGCCGACCAAACAGCTGCTGAAATTCGTACACTTGTAGAATCAGCCTCTGACAGTAACGTGTTTACGGATGCTGACCATACTAAACTAAATGGCATAGAAGCATCAGCTACAGCAGATCAAACAGCTAGTGAGATAGTAGCTCTTATAGCTGGACAAACTATTGCACCTAATGTAATAACAACAACTAACTTAACTCTTGACTTCGGATCAATCGCATAATGGCAAAATTATTAAAATTAAGACGAGGAACTACCTCGCAACATAGTAGCTTTACTGGAGCCGAGGGTGAAGTTACTGTAGATACAGACAAAGAAACTCTTGTCGTACACGACGGCTCGACTGCTGGAGGTCATCCAGTAGCAGCAGAGGACTTGGCTAATGTCTCGTCCTCTACTATCGTTGGTAGATTAGGATCAGGTGCTATTGCTTCAGCTAAAATAGCTGCTGATGCTATTGACGGTTCAAAGCTAGCAGACAATGCTTGCAACTCAGAGCACTATACTGACGGATCTATTGACCACGTTCATTTATCTAACGATTGTATAGATGGAGATAACATTCAAGATGATGTTATTAATTCAGAACATTTAGCAGCTGACTCTATTGACTCAGAACATTACGCACCAAACTCTGTAGATGCAGATGCTTTAGCACACACTGCTGTAACTGCTGGTTCATATACTGCCGCAGATATTACAGTAGACGCTCAAGGTAGAATTACAGCTGCTGCTAGTGGAACTATAGCTGGTAGTGAAATTGCTGCTGATGCTATAGATGGCACTAAAATAGCTGATGATTCTATAAATTCTGAACACTATGTAAACGCAAGTATAGATCATGACCATTTGTCTAACGACTGTATAGATAGCACTAATATTCAAGACGATTCTATTAACTCCGAACATTACATAAACGGAAGTATAGACCATGACCACTTATCTAACGACTGTATAGACTCTACTAATATTCAAGATGACAGCATAAACTCAGAACACTATATTAATGGTTCTATAGATCATGACCACTTAGCTAATGACTGTGTAGATGGTACTAACATTCAAGATGACTCTATTAATTCTGAGCATTATATAAACGGAAGCATTGACCACGACCATTTAGCTAATGATTGCGTAGATGGTACAAATATTCAAGATGACTCTATCAACTCAGAACATTATGTAGCAGATTCTATTGATTCTGAACACTATGCACCTAACTCTGTAGACGCAGATGCGTTAGCACATACGTCTGTAACTGCTGGTAGTTATGGTTCTGCAACAGCAATTCCATCATTTACTGTAGATGCACAGGGTAGATTAACAGCAGCATCAACTAACTCTTTCTCTGCTGGTGGTATGACTCTATTGTCAACTACTACAGTTGGAAGCAGTGGAATTAGTAGTGTAAGTTTAAGTTTATCTGGTTATCAATATTTATATGGAATGCTATATTCTGTTACTAAATCTGGTGGTGTTAACCTAAATGATATAGGAATAAGATTTAATGGTGTGACTTCAGATGCTTATGAATATACTAAAGTAAGACAGGACAATGTTGGAAATAGCTCAATAAATGCTTTCAAAACTAATGGTTTTTACTATAATATGACAGGAGTTGCAGGCTGGACAAGTGGTATAAACTTTGCATATTTTCAATTACATCTTATAAATGAAGGTGTTAGAAAACCATTTAACATGAACGCTGGTGGAGAGTTAAGTAGTGGATCAATAACATTACACACTAATGGTTTCTTTGATGCTACATCAGCTATTACATCAATTACAGTATTTTCATCAGACTCAAACTTAACTGGTGGTACACTAAAATTATTTGGAGTTAAATAAATGATTAATGTAGATCAACAATACATAAATGATACAGCCGATTGGCATAGAGAAAATTCTAGTACAGATTTTATGTGGCAAAGGTTACGGCAAGCTAGAAATATGTTATTAGCAGAAACAGATGTTTATGCAATAAGTGATAGAACAATGTCTGATGAAATGAAAACTTACAGACAGTCTTTGAGAGACTTACCAGCTAATACAACTGATGTCTACAAACCTGTTTTTCCAGCACAACCTAGCAGTTAATGGAGTTGCCCACCATAGTATTGCCAGATGCAGTACAGTTGCAAACCCCTTCATTACCTCTCCCTACAGCCGATGTTCCCTCATATCAACCTTTGG